CACACAAGCCCTGACCTGCCATTCCCTCATAAGTGGGTCAAGATTGGTGAAATCATCTCCAGGACGTTTACCCATCCACAGGACTTTGGCGAATGCCGAAGCATTCAAATCCATCGTACCATTCAACAGGAACTCGATCACAACAATGTTGTTGAATTTGCCTTGATCGATGCCCATAACGATACAGCGATCAGTACCAATATCAGGTCGTTGCTCTTCTTTGAAGTAGGTCTGAATCGCGACATCAATCTCGCTTTCAGTGACCTGTCCGCCATCAGGAATATAAGGCAAGCCTTGTTTCGAGTTGTGAAACTCGACCATAGCCGCTTCATCGCCGATGCCTCGAAAGTAAGCCATCGCTAGGTCGTGAGGAGTCACCGTATAACTGTACATCTGGTTGATGTAAAAACTTCGGTGGTCATCATCTACCTTGACTGTGGGCTCCCAAAAGGCGCCCTTCAAGAACTCAAGTTTCTCTTCGTGCTCGATCTTCTTCTTGCATTCCTTGCAAATAAGGTGTGACTGTCTCACGTCCGGGTCGGTGATTGTCTCTCCGCAGATCTCCAAGCATTCAGGGAAAATGAACTCCGTTTGACGCCCACACCGAGGACATTTGAAGTAAAAGTGCTCTTGTGTCCCTTGTAGGAACAGCTTATGAATACCGAACTGTGGGATTGTTGGCGTGCTCAGTGAGAACACAAACCGATTCTTGGCGAGGTGGCCAGACAGGCGCTCCAAAGCCAACCATACCTGTTTGATATCCATCTCATCCATTTCGTCAAGCACCATGCACGACACTGGAATTGATTTTAGGTTACTATCGCCTCGTGAGCCCCGAATGTAAAGACTCACGCCACCTGCTTGCTTTAAACTCACGGTATTGGTATCAGTGAACAACCCCTTCAGGTACGGACTGTGCAGTAAAGCGGTGCTGAAACGTGACCTGCTGAAATCACTCGCGTTCAAAGACGTCGGAAGGACGTAAAGCACATCTCTCTTTTTGATGTCCACGGTATGGAACGCAACATTGATTGCGACTTCAGTCAGCCCCATCTGGGCCGCTTTCATTACGGTGTTGAACCCTGCTGACGAGTCATGGATATCCTTGCACCACGGGTGGTATTTGAAGCTATAGTTTCCAGGGAAGGGTTCACCCATAATTCGTCTATGTGTCACCCAACGACTACAGGATGCCAGTGTCTGAGACACTAATCCTTCGTTGACAACATCGCCGAGTTCGGTAAGTAAACCCATGAGCACCCTGTTACTTGGAGGTCTCTGTGTCCTTCGCGACTCTCTTGACAGGTTCATCGGCCTTCACAACATCTGTGACCTTCTTAGGTGCCCGGGCCTTATCAACCTTCTTGGCCCTCTCGGCCTTCTCTTGCTTGTCTTTCAGGACTTTCTCGCCCGCAGCGATCTCCTGCTTCTTGACGTGGTCTTTGATTTCCAGGCAGCCCCACTCACGCGACCAGATTCGTCCCTGTGCGACTGCGAGAGCCTCAGGCCGTCCGTTCTCCACAGGCTCGATCAAAGCCTCCACAGTGTCGTCAGGCACCTCCAGGTCGCCCCGTGTTGATGCTGTGCTGACGAAATCCCCTTGGGGAGTTTTGATAACAATTCGGGCCATCGGGTAATTAGGCCAAGGATTCGGAATCAACATGTTGGATCTCCATGAGAAGTAAAGGTGTTAAGGGTAATTTGGTGTGATTTCTTTGGCTTCCTTGCCCCTCAATGCGTCTTGCTGATCCACATTCAAGCTGTCTTCGGTGTATGTTCATACCAGTCAAGGATAATTGACATCTCTTGGGCGTCTTCAGAAGTGTCAGTCACTTGCAGAGCATACCAAGTGTTTTGTTTCAGCACCCACTCTTTGCGGGATTCTGAGGACCCTCCAAAGCTGGGGTCATTCGGTCTGTTCCCAGCGGAGCCAATATGAGTGTGAGCCAATATGATATTAGCTGTCAGATTCAAAGTAGAATCTTCAAACACGAATTGCGTCGCGCTGTTGTCGGTATAATTCCTGTTTGCGTTTCGCGGAGTAAGAGGTGTGCCGTTTGCTGTCGGTGCATTTGGCATCTCATAAAAGAATAGTATAGCGGAATTAGCAGAGGACACAATGCCTTCTAGGTGCATTTGCTTCGCGCTATTAGGAGTCAACAAAGCTATAGTGTGTGGTGCGTTAGCTGTGACGGATTCCTGCGCCCACACCCTATAAGCGGAACCAGAATGGATCTCGTGATGGTAGTAGGCTACCGTTTGAAGCGAATTGGTAACTTTATCAATTGTGGCTATCCGCTCGCCGTCACTGATTTGTACTGGGAGTGGCATGTTAACCTCTATGGTTGTACTGTTGGAATTATTTGTGCATACCACCACGATGACCAAAGGTTCACCATGACGTGCTCCCAATAGGACTGTTGAGCAGGGTAGAATGACACACTGACAAATGTACCATCGTATTTGCTCGGGTTAATCACTCCTGGGAAGCCGACGCGCTGAATAGCAAACAGCCCATCAGGATCAACAATTGGATATGCCCCGTCGATTTCAATGTGGGTGATCGGTTGAATGTTTACAGTCTTTGCGTCACGATCAGCAATAGTGGCATAAACGATCACGTCTGCCGCTGCCGCGTTGTTTGTTGGGGTTCCGGTAAACGTAACGGCGTCCAACTTGAACTGCGCAAGCGTAGGGTTTTGGAACCACCATGCCGAGTACATATCAATATCGGTTGACACGAAATCACTCGTAGAAATGGTTACAGTACCAGTATACATCTCATTGGTAATGTAAGCGTGATCCATACTCCATTTTGTCGTGCCATTGTTGGCAGTGTTCACCGTGGCGTCATTTGTTACATCGTCAATGACGATATCTTCTGTGTAGTTCACTGTAACAGCCCCGGTGAGGGAGCTAACACGATTTCCAGTGATCGTGATCGTCCCTGGGGTGGTGTAGGAGTTCACTATAATCAGAAGCTTAGACAGATTCTTCACCACAACAATGTCATTGCCGGTGTTGATCGTGTTCGCCGTTGCCAAAACAGTAAGACCACCACCAAGAGCGTTCAAACCAGTCTTCTGGTTCTTTTCCCACGTCCATGAAACAAGTTGAGGTACACGCCAATAGTTGTGAGTGTTGATTGACTCGGTTTGCATCGCGATTATCTCGGACACATTTCGATCCCAGTCTTGGTTGTTCGGATCAGGTTCATTAAATCGTGCATCCCGATCCGGATTCACCGTATCACCATCCCAAATCGCGCCTGGATATGTTGCAGGTGGTGTTGCCATAGTTTGCCCCTATGGAGTGATGTTGAGATCGTTCAACAGATTGGTGTAGATTGCGGGGTTACTCTCATGAATTGCGATGTCCTTTGCAATCAAACGAATGGTGTCATTAGTAAGACGGAACGGACCTCGGTTTGCTGGTAGCGGAATAACGGTCCAGCCGGTGGCAGCGCCAAAGGTGGGCACATCAACGGGCGAAATAACACCGCCCATAGCCAAAACAGCGTAACCTCGGCGAGAGTCGGACCCAACTTGTGTTTCACTGATCGCGCCCAAGGTTCCAGGTGCAAGATCAATATCAGCGCCTACGATAGTCCATTTGGTGCGACGGACAGATTTGCCGGAGAAGTTGAAGGCGAATGGATTTGAGGCCAGGTTGGGGCCTCCCGTCACTTTGATGTCGGTGAACCCGAAGCCGGGCACGACATTGTAGGCTGCGGAGTCAATTTCGCCTCTCACGTCGATTGGCTGATCGTCCCAGTCCGGGGTAACCACGAACGTTAAACCGTCACGATCGCGCGTGAAAGTGAGCGTGTAGGTACCACTGCTCGGAGTGCCACCGGAGTAGACAGCTAACTCCGAGATTTGGTTCTGACCGCCCATACTGGCTGGGTGTACGCGGTCACCAATCTCGTCGGCCAACTGAAGGAGTTCTGTACGGGCGAGTCGAAGAGCACCTTTTGCGTTTGCACCATTTACGGTGACACTGTTAGCGAGAAAGTCCGCGATTGAATTGAATTCGTGCATGGGTGCCCTACGGTTGTTACGGAGTAATGTTGAAATTAGCTAACGGATTGGTGTAGATCGTGGGATTACCCAACACAATCCGGAATATCGCGAATACCTCGCCCAATTGTTGCGTCTTCCTTCGCAGTAATTTCGTCGACAAGGATACTTTGAAGGCCAGGACTGAGTGACAGTGGGTTGTCACCGACAACATAATCACCTACGGCTGGGGAGGTGCCTTGCGGAGTAATGTCACCAGAGGGAGAGATAGCGC